CTGCAAAGCCTGTTCTTCCGGAAAGAAGAGCTTCACTGCGATCTCATCCGCCAGCAGCATACAGGACATCGCCATGGCCTGTTTATCCGTTGTGTCCAGCTTACATAGCTGCTCAAAGATCTCCCTGTACCGTTCCGTGATCCTGTTCAGGTCTGTTTCCTGTATGTACTCCACAAACTTCCGTCCGGCATATCCATAATGCTCCTGGACCACACTGCTGACATAGTGGCCGTCTTCGATCAGCGGCCCGTCAATAGCGATCTCAATGACAC